TGAGCCACCGGCCCAGGCGGCTTTGCTGTCCGGCGGCGGCGATCTTCACGCTGACGTGTACAAGGTCCCGCACCACAGCTTAGGCTACGAGTACCAAGTCCGCTAGACTCAGTCGGTATGACTTCGAAGCAGCTTCGAGCCGCCATCTACGCCCGTATCTCAGACGACCGTCTCGGGGACGAGCTAGGGGTCAAGCGCCAGCACAAAGACGCCAGGAAGGCCGTGGAGGCTCGCGGGGGCACCGTCGTGCTCCCGGCCAAGGACGACGACATCTCGGCACTCCACGGCGCACAGAGACCCGGTTACGACGAAGTGATGCGGGCCGCTGAGGACGGTCGGATCACGCACATCGTGGCCACCGAGCAATCCCGCTTGTGGCGCAACCGCAGGGAACGGGCCGAAGGGATCGAACGACTCGCGCGAGCGAAGGTCGGCATCATCCTCGTGCGGGGTAGCGACATCGACATGACCAGTGCACAGGGTCGGGCGATGGCAGGTCTCCTTGGGGAGTTCGACACGATGGAGTCCGAAATCAAGTCCGAGCGAGTGCGCGCGAAGGTTGCCGAGCTAGTAGCGACCGGTGCAATCGGCAACGGTGGACCTAGACCGTTCGGGTACCGGCGCATCTACTCGGGCGAGGGACCACGGCGGAAAATCCTCCGAGACCAGCTAGAGCCGAAGGAAGCGGACATCGTCCGGGAGCTTGCGGAACGCTTCCTCAACGGGGAGTCGTTGCGTTCCCTCGCGGGTGACTTGAACCGTAGGGGGGTCAAGACTTCGACCGGAGGCAAGTGGTCGATGCAAGGTCTCCGCTGGATGCTTCGTTCCGGGAGGATCGCAGGACTTCGCGAGCATCACGGCGAGATCGTGGATGGCGTCAAGGCTGTATGGCCCGCCATCATCGACAAGCGCACCCACAAGCGAATACGGACGAAGCTCGACAACGGCCAGCGTCCGCCAGGCTCACGAGTGCGCATCCACTACTTGGCAGGCTTCGTCCGCTGTGGGAAGTGCGACTCGGTGATGCGAGTCGGTATCCAACACGGAACGCTGAAGTTCAAGTGCCCGCCCAAGCAGGAAGGCGGCTGCAACGGCAGGGTTGTCGAGCTTGCACCGTTGCGAGACTTCATCGACGCGTACATGGTCGGCCGCATGTCCGATCCCGAGACGTTGCGGGAGCTTGCCCAACGGGAAGTGTCCATGACCGTGGACACTGCGGAACTACTCGAATCCATCGAAGCGGACGAACGGCGGCTAGAACTTCTACGGTCCGAGTTGCTGACCGAGAACGTGCCGGAGGTTGCCGGTGCGATCCGTGAGGTACGCAGGGGCATCGCAGAGACCAGAGCGAAGCTCGCGGAAGCAACGCAGACCCCAGAGCTACGGCGGCTTGACCTCCCGGACTTGGCGCAACGCTGGCAGAGCTTGCACATCGACCGGAAGCGAACTTTGCTGCGTCTGTTCGTTGACTCCATCGTCATCGGTCCGGGAGTGCCCGGACGCAGGTGGTTCGACAACGGCAGGGTTGCGGTCAACCCCGCCTAGCTCTGGACATCGCCCGGACTGCTGCCCTGCGTTGGGCATCTGTCATCGGGGGAGCTTTGGCAAGCTCCCGGTCTACGTAGATATCCCGCGCACTACGCCTACGCTTGGCACGAATTTTCGTTTTCACATTGGCCACCATTGACACTCGCATCCGTGTGGGTCGTGCATGTGCTCTGCTCGCATCTTTTCGTACCGCGTGCGGGTCCACAGCTCAATCCGTTGGTCCAAACGGGGTGCTGAGGGATGTTCTAGCAAGCGCTTTAGCTTATGAATGCTTCCTTTAAAGCCCCGTTCCTTGCACTGATCGTCGTGGCACATCCACTTGCCAGACCGCAGGTTGACGGAAAACGACGGGTGCGGATCGGCGTGAAATGGACAGTAGCAGCGAGCTTCCTCGTCACCGTGGGCACCTGTGGAGATGTGGTGTACCGGAACGTCGAAAGTATCTAGCAAGGTCTGAGCATCAAGCCTCGGACGGCGCTTGCGTCCGCTGGGAAGTTTCGGGGAGCCAGTCTTGGCGTTGCAGTGGCGGCAGGCGGCAACCATCCGGTCCGGATCGTCTACGTCTGGTCCGTCCAAGTGGTGAGCTTCGGTCGCCCAAGACATACATCCGCGTAGGTTAAGTTTGCACTTAAAACTATCTCGGGAGAGAATCTCCTCAGACAACTTACTTTGTGCTCTAGTGTTACCTCTACGTTGGCTCATCTCAGTGGAATACTTCAACACAGTTTGTGGAGTCTTAGAGTTGAATTCTTCAACTGTTATTAGACATGGGAAGTCCCTAGTGGTTCGGTCCACCATTAGGTAACATGACATGGTGTTGTCCCTACCAAACACCGTATGCACCGGAGGTTTAGATGTCAAAGCCGACGCCAAAATCGCCTCGTTACGGAGTCGTACTCCCGGTCACCATGCGCCCGGAACTAGTTGAGGCTATCCAGGCATATATGGTCCGGATTGGCGAGGTTAACCGTTCGGCCACCATGCGCCAACTAATGCGCCTTGGTTTGGAAGCTGAAGGAATCGAGCTGAGCAAGCCGCGTAGGCGCAAGGTTGCGGCGTGACGTGAACACCGAGCTAATGCGGGACTTGCTTGGACTCATCAAGGCGTGCAAGACGCACGACGAGGATGGACTCACCGCGATCCTTCGGAAGCTCACCAGGAGCGAGCTACGCTCGATGCTGGCCTACGCGTGCGTAATGCTAGGTGAGCACATTCCGGACGAGCGGATGGAACGCTACTACTGGGACTTGTTTCAATGGGACTTGAAAGACCGAGTCGAAGAGGCTTACGAGTGACGGAGATTTTCCGCTGCAGCTTGTGCGGTAGTCGTCGGCCTACACTAGTGAAGGCGTCCCCGGTTGTGTCGTCTCTTCCTTCCGCCACCAAGCGATCCAAGAGATTGACCTAGCCTGTCAGCCGGGGGCGCATTAGCATCGAGTGGTCATGGTGCAAGGCGATTCCCGGAGCCGACATGGACCCAGCACCCATTAGTGCTCCGGGGGTCGCCTTTAGTCACGCCGAAGAGCCACAGGAAGCCCTAGGAAGCTCTGAGCTTGACGGGGGTGGGATGCTGCGGGTATGGAGCCAGAGGCCGCCCTAGACCAGCCTGGGCACAGGAGCGTGTTTGGAACCCCTGGCGTACACGATTGGGTTGTGGCCTACGCGGCACCCATTGAGGAAGCCGCAATCCGGGCCGTATTGGTGAAGGGTTACTACATCATCCCGAGGAACTTGCGGGTGTCATGCCGGGGGGTCTATTGCGAAAGATGCGGGAAGGCATACGAGCGAGCCGGGGGGCAACGGTGCGAGCCAACCAAGGCTCCAACCCCGTTTGTTCTTCGCAACCCTCCTCCTGCGCCTACGCCGTTCCGGAAATCAACGCACCCCGTGGATCACGGCAACTGCCTCCGCTGGCACGGACCGGATTGCGGTTGCTGGGAGCAATGGAAACGACCGAAGGCGAAGCCGTCTCAACCTCGACCGAAACGACGGACTCAGCTATCATCCGAACCAAGCACGTCAAAGGGCACGAAAGAACCGCAGGCACGAAAGAACCGCAGGCAAGACCCCGAGCAAGAGCAACTGAGCACCTACCGAGCACGACCAGGCGTGTCGTTATCCGTCGTGTGTCGAAATCGGAAGGTGTCACGTGCCTACGCTTGCCGAACAGCTCAAAGACAAACGAGCCGCATCTCGTACCGCCGCCGATGAAATCCTGACTCGCGCTCAGGATGAGCAGCGGGATCTGACTCCTGATGAAGCCGCCGCGTATGCCCAGCACACGCGAGATGCGATCGAGAGCAGCGACGCGCTCGATCAGCTTCGAGATGACCAGCTGGCAGAGCTGAGGGCCACCGCTGCCCGTCGTGCCACGGCTGAGCCTGTCCGTGGTCCGGTACTTGCCCGCACACAATCAGTCGAGCAGTGGGCACACACGCGGGGACTGATCCGCGACGAAGACCCGCCGCTTTCGTTCGATCGCTATTTGCGCGGAATCGCCAGCGGGAACTGGGACGGCGCCGAGCACGAGCGGGCACTGAGCGAAGGAACCCTCACCGCAGGCGGGCACCTTGTCCCGACGCCGCTTTCAGCAAGGGTCATCGACCTTGCCCGGAACGCCCAGCGTGTGATGCAGGCCGGGGCAATCACGGTCCCGATGACCAGCGCGACCCTCAAACTTGCTCGACTGACCGGGGAAGGTTCTCCCGGCTGGAAGGCAGAAAACGCGGCCATCACGGCTAACGCCGACATGACGTTTGACGCGGTGACGTTCACCGCCCGCACCCTGACGAGAGTTATCACCCTTTCGGTTGAACTCTTCGAGGATGCCGACCCGTCATCCGAAGATGTCATCGCCCGTAGCTTCGCGGCCCAGCTCGCCTTGGAGCTTGACCGGGTGGCGCTTCGGGGTAGTGGTACCGCTCCGGAGCCGCGAGGGGTGCTGAACCAGTCAGGTGTGACGCTGACCGCGCACGGTGTCAACGGTTCCGTCATCGGCTCGCCGCCTGCCGCTGGCACGATGGGTTGGGAGTTCCTGGTCCAGGCAGCCGGTGCCGTGAAGTCAGCGAACTTCGAGCCGGGCGCCCAGATCATGGCTCCCCGCACCGAGCAGTCCTTGAGCCTGCTTCGCGACACGACGAACCAGTACATTGCGCCACCGCGCTACCTCGACAACATCCCTCGGCTCACGAGCAAGCAAGTTCCTATCAACCTCACGACGGGCACGAGCACCGATACGAGCGAGGTCTATACGGGGCAGTGGGACAACCTCATGATTGGAATCCGGACGGACTTCAATCTTCAGTTCCTTCGGGAAAGGTTCCTCGCCGACAACCTCCAGTACGCATTTTTGGCCTACCTCAGAGCGGACGTTCAGCTCGCCCAACCGGCCGCGTTTGTTGTTGACACTGGAGTGCGTGGCTGACATGAAGGCAAAGCGCACCGAACCAGCGCCGGAAGTTGCCGAGGAAGACATCCTCATCGAGCGGAAGGACTTGGGTCCGGGGGCACACACCCTCATCGTCAAGGGTGAGAAGATCCCGCGTGAGCTGGCGGACCTTCCGCGTATTCCGAGGAATTAGCAGCCGTGGCGCTCTTTCGCCGTCTGCTAGGTCCGCCAGTGCACCAGCGCCAGTCGATGACGTTCGAGGATCTACTCCGCGACTTCGGGGCGAAGACATCCTCGGGCGTCACGGTCGGCAGCGAGCAGGCACTCAGACTCAGCGCGGTGTGGGCCTGCATTCGCTTGCTGAGCGACACAATCTCGACACTGCCGATCGAGGCCTACCGGGAGGGATCGAAGGAACCGATCCGGCCCAAGCCTCAGATCCTCACACGACCAGCGGCGTACACCGACTTCACTGACTGGTGTTACCAGTGCGTGAGCTGCGTCCTGCTGCAGGGGAACGTGTTCGGTCAGATCGTGGAGCGGGAAGGTGCTGGGTTCCGTCCATCGCAAGTGGAGTTGCTAGCGCCAGGACGTGCCACGGTTCAGCTCAACCCGGACCGCTTGACGTGGCAATACAGGATCGATGGTCGCGAGGTAGCGCGGGAAGAGGTCTTCCACTTCCGGGGCTACTCGTTCCCAGGCAACCCAAACGGTTTGTCGCCCGTGGCCTACGCGGCCGAAAGCATCGGGGTCGGTCTGGCCAGCCAGCAGTACGCGGGTAGTTTCTTCGGCCAACCAAACGATCCCGGAGGCTACCTGGCAACGGATTTCAGGCTTGACCCGGTGGAAGCAGAGCGCATGCTCCGTGCTTGGGTCGGGGCACACGCTGGCCAACGTCGGATCGCCATCTTCGAAGCTGGACTGAAGTTCGTGCCGCTGTATTTGCCGGACGATCAGGCGCAGTTCCTCAACAGCCGCAAGTTCAGCGTGCAAGAGGTAGCGCGCATCTACGCGATTCCGCCCGAACTGATCGGAGCAGAAAGCGGAACCAGTCAGACTTACGCCAACGTGTCGGAGCGCACCCTTGGCTTCTACCGGTTCGCGGTTAACCCATGGCTGGTCCGGCTCGAAACCGCGCTCAGCAACCTACTGCCACGAGGGACGTACGCGAAGTTCGACACCTCGGCACTGTTGAGGTCTGACACCAAGACGCGTTTCGAGGCCTACAGGATCGCCTTGGGCGATGACAAGCACCCTCGATGGATGGACCCTGGCGAGGTTCGCGCGTTCGAAGACCTCCCGCCGTTGCCGGACCAGCAAGCAAGCGAACCGCCGCGCAAATTGAAGGCAGTCCCATGAGTGCGAAGAAACCATCCACCCTCATCGTGCTCACGCGAGCCGTCGACGTTGCGGAGCTGGAGGTCCGCTCAGACGGGCGGACGATTGAAGGAACGATTGTTCCGTACGGACAGCCGGCCAACATCGTGGAGTACGGGAAGAGCTACACCGAGACGTTCCAACGTGGAGCCTTCGCAGACGTACGACCGGAACACGTGCCGCTGACGAGGATGCATCCGAAGTCCGGGGGAGAGCTTCCGATCGGCGTAGCAGTCGAGTTCGATGACCAAGCAACTCGGCTTCGTGGAGCCTTCCATGTCTCAGACATCCCGGAAGGAAACCAAGTCCTCCAGCTAGCGCACGACCGTGTACCGCTTGGGCTATCAGTCGGCTTCGTGGAGCTGCCAGGCGGGAGCCGGTGGATCGCGAGGGATCGCGTCGAACGTCTCAGAGCCGACCTTGATCACTGTGCGGTGGTCCGCTCCCCTGCATACCGGGATGCGCTGGTGACGGCTGTACGTAGCGCACAGGGCGACCCAAACCCCGTTACGCCGTTGCTCAGCATTGCGAGGTTGCGGAGATGACTAGCGCAGCATGGGGGAAGGGTTCGACTCGGCGATGGCGGAAGCTCCGCGCACTTGTCCTCCAGCGTGACGGCTACGTGTGCAGGCTGCGGCTAGAGGGCTGTGAAGGCCGGGGAGTGGAAGTCCATCACGTGGCGGGCAAGGCTGCGGGAGACAACCCAGCCTTGCTCCTCGCCTCGTGTCGGAGTTGCAATCGCAAACTAGGCGACCCAACCAAGCACAGAGATCCGCCAGCTCGGCCGCTGACGCAGTGGTGAAGTGGAAGAGTTCCGCGATCAAGGCCATGTATAGCCATGCATTGAATTTTTCTGACGTAAGCAGTCGGGGCCAGTGGACAAACGTTCCCTCTGTCCCTCTATTCACCGATCTTCGTCGTCCTGTATAAACGGGAGCGAGTGCATAAATGCGCAAGCGGATTGTCTACCCGAAGGGCACCAAGCCTCGCCTCTACACGCCACCCTTGCGGCCCCTTAACTCGAAGACCTCGAAGGGGTTTCGCGTTATCCGCTTTGCCCGGCGAATCGGTGCACCGCTGCTCCCCTGGCAACAGTTTGCACTCGTCCATGGCTTGGAGCTGCGGCCAGATGGTCGGTACCGCTTCAAGGTTGTGCTTGTCATCGTCGGCAGGCAGAACGGCAAGACCTCGATCC